TGACAAAATCATCGGAACGTTCATTGAGCGTGAATACTATCTTGCAAGGATAATCTAACTATTGGGAGCATGACCTGATGCCAGTCATTTTTAACGTTATTCATTCCTGCTACCCCTTCCATTAATTGATTATTGATGGTGGCGATTCAGACAGGGTTTGCAGACCGGATGTATCCAACCGGTGAGGTCGAAACCTCCCCTGTCTGAACCACCATTGAAAAGGCGATAGCAGACACACTGGTAGAAATTTCCTACCAGTGGGATACATTCAAGGCTGCAAAACCTTGACCATTGGATTTTGCCGATGGCGGGGCTACTTTAACTGATTGGTTTATCTGGTTCAATAAGCGAATCAGTATAAACGCTTAACTTTTTGCGTTACGTGCTATTAAATAGCTCATGCGAGCTGACACCCTTACTACTCTGGATTCAAGCAAATATGATAGTCAGCCCAGTGCCAAAGCGGACGTTCATGGGGCTGAATCTTCATCGTGGCGGGTCTGTAAGTATCCATCCCACTTAATATTATCCTAACCTTTTTCTTTTCCTCTCCGAGTCATTTCATCAGCTAATTGTGAAGACCAGTAATGAAGGTTTTTAGCATCAACAATAAAGTGCAGTGCCCTTGCACATTGAAGTTTAGCAGCATCATAAGCATGAACATTTCCTACTGAGGTTGGAATCAAATGTGTTTCTGGAGTGTAGTAATGGAAAATACTTGTCTGAGAAGGATGTACGTGCTCGCTCAAAAGGTCATAAACCATTTCAAACTGGCTTTCTGCATGCTTTGTCTGTTCCAGCTCATCAGTATAAAGTTCACGTAAAGCACTCATAACATACTGACTGACAGCAAGCAGGTTTTCAAAACGATATTTGGCTTCTTCAGTAAACATGTAATCATTAGGATCGAATACACTTTTTTGGATTTTCTCCTGTTCTGTTTTTTTGAAGCGTGAACTATTAGTAAATTTTAAAACAGTATCAATAGCTTTATCGACGCTATCAATTCCGCTTTGATTTATTAGAATCTTTTCTATTTTTTTATTTAGCAATCTAGCAAATGCGTGAGTCTCAATCATACCTCTACTCAACGCACAGGCTGATTGTGTACGGTCATTTTCAAGAAGAAAAATAGAATCATCAAAAATATCAAGCTGTCTATTTAAAAGACAATTGGCATAGTTGGAAAGATAGAGGCCTTGATCAGGTTTGTTTAATCTACCTACAATAATACCATCTTCTTTAGTCAGTTCCGATCTTGCTGCTTTTGCTTCAGCTAAACTCTGTTCAATAAGCTCTTTATACATTCTAAATTCCTTGCTGTGTGGTTATTCAATGGCTAATCATTCCTGCTTTCGCCAGTATCTTGATTTGTTTTTCTGATAGCAGGGTAAAGTAGCGGCTAATCCAAAAAAGGTATTATATCTAACCTTCTGCGCATTTGATTTCATTAATTCCTAACCTGCATAGGCATTAAAAAATCAATTAGTTATCTAAATTCCATCAAAGTTATCCAGTCGCTGCTGTTGCTCATCACTAAGACTAAATGAAAACTCTTCATGCTCAATCTGCCATGTGCCAAAGCTCATCAGGAACGCTATTGCAGGGTCGATTTTGTTCGCCGATTTCTTCTTGTTCGGTTTGATATTGGCGTTAGCGTCGGTCTCCATCACCACATTGGACATTGCCCATGAGAGAACCGGATCGCCGTTGTGACGAATGACCTTGCGGTTAACGAACACCTCGGCAGATTTCGCCACAGGGCTAAAGCGCATATAGGTTTGTGGGAACGGCTCAACATCCAGCCCCGCTCCCTGTAGCTGAGTACGTAGGTGAGTGGCGTTCCATGTATCAAAGCCCACCAGCCTGATATCAAAGTGCTGGCTGTCTTTGAGAATATCATCACGGATACGGTCATAATCAATGCAATCGCCTTGTGTGGTACGTATCCAGCCTGCTTGCGCCCATTGACGATAGACAGCCCGATTCTTGTTGGCCGGGTTCTGTAACTGGGCTTCGGGCAGGTAATGACGGGTCAGTAATAACAGTTCATTATCCACGGGGAAAGTGTAACAGATGCTGGTGATATCGCCCGTTGACGATAAATCCAGTCCGGCGTAACACTCCAAGCCTTTCAGGTCGTTTTCATCATAATCTGTCTGGCAGACTTTCCATGCGCCTTCACCCATCCACGGTGTTTCACCCTGACACCAGATATTAAAGCGTTTGGTTAACATCTCTGTCCATTGCGAGGGAATGCCCCGCGCTTTCTGGATGGTGTCATGCAGGGCGGCACTGTCCACGGAAATATCCAGATTGGGATTGGCCTTAATCCAAAGCGCTTCATCATCAATCTCGTTCTCGTCGTCCAGTTCGTAAATCAGGGCAAACAACGATTCGTTTTGTTCTTCCCCATCCAGTATCTGGCAACAATAATCATAATGCTGTTTGCAGGCGGAAATCACGTTACTGCCCGCTGTGGTAATGGCAAACAGGACACCTTCGGAACGTGCGCCCATGCCTAATTCAAGGGCAGAGTACACCGCGTTATCGGGGTGCAAATGGTACTCATCGACAATGGCCAGACTGGGGTTTGTGCCCTCAATCGTGGAAGCTTTGGCCGCCAATGGTTTTAACAGGCTGTTGGTTTTCGGGTAGGTCACTTTGTGTTGCTGGATAGATAGCCGTTTTTTTAGTGGCTTGGAAAGTAAACTCATCTGGCAGGCATCATCAAACACGATACGCGCCTGATCGCGGCTCACGGCGGCGGTGTAAATATCTTGCTGCCCCTGCTCCATCACCAAGAACCAGTTAGCCAGTATGGCGGCAACCGTAGATTTCGCATTTTTGCGTGGCACCTGAATATAGGCGCTACGGTACTTTCTGCGGCCAGTAGCCTTTACCTTGAAGCCAAACAGGTTAGCAAAAGCGAATTGCTGCCACGGCTCAAGGATTATCGGTTTACCGCGTAAATGGCCTTTGACGTGCGGACAGAGACGGGAGAAGGCAATAAAGCGCGCCACAACCTCGGTATCAAACGTATAACGTGGGTTATTCAGGTCATTATAGTAGCGTTTCACGGCCTGTTTCAGTCGCTTACAGGCCGAAATTTTACCGTTTTGGATATTAAAAGCGTACTGCTCCCATGCGTTCATAAGCGATCTAATTCGTCCTCTTCCTCGGTTTCCACCGGATTTTTACGCCGTGATACAGGATCAAAACCCAGTAAGGACGACATTTTTATCATGATCTTTTCCGCGTCGGCCTTAGCGCTCAAGGACGGGTTACGGCTTTCACTGCCCTGACTGTTCACGATGCTAAAGCCGCGAAAATCAAGGTCTGCCACCGCTTTTCGGTAAATGGCATAGTTGACGCAATACAGTTCTAAGTTGTTCCAGTCGGCGGCGTTCAAGTCTTCCCGTTCGCTTAATATCTTACCTTTGGCTTTCCATTGACTGGCGGCAATATCATTTAAATACGTGGGCGGTTTGGGTGCTCTTGCCATAATTTTCTGTCTTCCTTGTGAGTTTATTTTCAAAAAAATTGCCGTGCGTAAAAATCGCAGGAGGGGGTCGGTTCCGCTGAGAAGCGCGTTTGTCATTTTTGATACCCCCACCCACTATTTCATTTGTTATTATTCTGCGACTAACCAACCGCGACGCTTTGCCGCTTCTGTTTCTCGTTCCTGATAGATACCCTGTTTACGTTTCGCTTTGGTGATAGGATCTGTCTGTACGGTCTTGCGGTTATGGCAGGGCTGGCATAACGATTGATGGTTAGATGCAGGCCAGAACAACACATCAGCTTCACCCTGTATCGGGATAATGTGATCCACAATCGTTGCAGAGGCATAGATATCTTGCTGTAGGCAGTGGACACACAAAGGGTTAGCTTTCAGGTATTGCAGCCGGTAGCGTCCCCATCGGTTACTGTAGCCTCGTTGAGTTCGGGTTCCCCGTTGTTTGTCCTGCTGCCGTCGGGCTTCCCGTTGGTGTTGTTCACAGCGGCCTGACTTCACCCGTTCACGGCAACTCGGATAACTACAGCGCTTTAAAGGCCGCCACGGCATCTAATACACTCCCACATCACGATAGACAGACCACAATGATTTAATGGTGAAAGGCACCTCTTTAAGATCGGCATCCGTTGCCATCTCCCGATTCTCATACAGCAAACCGATATAAAGCAGACAGCCCACCTTAATAGCAGGGGTAAAAGCCAATCCGTTATCAAACCGTTTGCCGATATGTTGCTGGCAGACTTCCAGCGCGGCTTCGGCATAACCCATTAACAAGGTATCATCAAGGGTGCCGTCCTCATCCAGCCGACAATGCTGTTTGATTTCATTCAGGGGAATTTCAATCCGGTTCATCAGAATACACCTCCCTTACAAAGCAGTTCTAAGCGGGTACATTTCGCATCAGGGATAACCGCCACAATGTCAAACGCAGTTCCTATGGTGTTAGCCCCGTTATAGAGAATGATATTGGCGGTGGTCACGTCATCACGGTAACGCATCCAGATACGCACAGTGGCCTCAGAGAACACGGCACCGGATGCCAAACGCTCACGCCCGCTAAGCGCTCTCACTTCTGCCCAGACGGTGGCGGCATCCACCCACTTGTCAATAATCTGCCCTGACGGGGCGCGTGACTGCTCGGATTTCTGGATAGTCACCCGATGCCTCAATCTGCCTGCCCTCATTCCTTGCCCTCCGGTTGTTTCTTGATTTCTACCGTTTGCTTCCATGCCTGACTAAATTCATCTCCACCTTCACGGGGAGAGAGTCCCTCACGTTCACGGGCTTCATTCGGGCACATCACCCCCGACTTAATCGCTGTCTCATAGCTCTGAAAGCGTTCTTTCGGATTAGCGCGAAGCAAATCGGCGGTATCAAATTCCACTTGATAACGAATGCCTCTTTTTGGCGATGCCATCAGCAAGGCCGATTTTATTTGTTGCTCAAAGTTAGCAAGCCACGGGCGCATGGTAATGGTCAGAAAGGCGCGGGACGCTTCACTAAAGTTACTGTAGGTACTGTTCGAATACTCTTGCAGAAAGATCGGGCTGACATTGAACATACGGGCGATATCATCAATGGTGAAGCGACGGGAAGCCAGCCACTCGGCATCTTGGTTACTCATGCCTAATTGCTGGTATTCCATCCCGCCCTCAAGAATGGGTGTTTTCCCTGCATTACGTGCGCCTTTATAACGTTCGAGCGCTTCCAGTGCCTTAGCACCTTTTGTACCATCTAACCAATCAGCAGATTTAATTACCCCTGTCGCCATCATGCCGTCTTTCATGATGCTGGCGCCGTGGCGTTGTTGTGCCAGTCCCAAGCCCAATGTCTCACGGCAAATGGTAACAGGTGATCGCCCAAGAAAGCCGTCTTCGGTGGCATAACGCAGATGCAGGATTTCTTCCTGTAGGTAGGTTTTCACCTTGCCGCTGTAAGGCTCTGTGATGGTGTATGAAAACCGGTGATCGGATAACCGTTGAGGGACAACCGCTGACGGCGGATAAGGGTGCAACGATTGAGGCTGACCGTTCCGCCCCCAGACAATCACTGCATAAGCATTACCATTGAGTAAGCAATGACGCATCAGGGTTCGCCTAAACTGAAACGGGGTCTGGCAGTCATTCGGGCACTCATTCAGCAAATAATCTACGGGGTGATTACTGAGCCATTCGCGGGATTCTTTGCCGTTCTGGTGCTGAACCCGATAAAGGTAACAAGGCATGGTCGCCACCGCTTCACTAATCACCGTGACAGCGTTCATCACGGCGGGTAAGCCTTCCGCTGTAGACGGTGAAACATGCTCGCCCGATTTGGTGTTAGACACGCCCGCCAGAGAAAGAAATTCATCAATGCTCATGCTGCGGGTTTCCGTGTCTTTTCGCTTAAAAGGCCACATAGTTACACCTCGGACAGTTGCAG